CGGTGGTCGCCTACAGATCGCAAAGCCTTATGTGGTAACGCTTGAGAAGGGTACGGGTAAGATTCTAGCTATACGACGTAACTGGAATATTGACGACCCTCTGATGCTAAAACGTCAACATTTCGTACACTATGCGTACGTCCCCGGATTTGGATTTTATGGACTCGGCCTCATTCATATTATTGGTGGTTATGCTAAAGCTGGCACTAGTATTATCCGTCAACTCGTGGACGCTGGAACCCTATCCAATCTCCCCGGTGGTCTCAAGTCTAGGGGACTACGAGTTAAGGGCGACGACACACCAATTGGTCCGGGTGAATTCCGTGATGTAGATGTGCCTTCTGGCAGCATCCGCGATAACATCATGCCGCTGCCTTACAAAGAACCTTCTCAGACGTTGCTGGCGTTATTGCAGCAGATCACAGAAGAAGGCCGACGTTTGGGCGCTATCTCAGACATGAACATATCCGACATGAGTGCTAATGCTCCTGTTGGAACTACACTCGCTCTACTGGAGCGTACTCTAAAACCAATGGCTGCGGTGCAATCCCGTGTCCATTACGCGATGAAGCAGGAGTTTAAACTTCTTCGTAAGATTATTGCCGAGTACGCGCCCGAAGAGTATCTGTACGTGCCTGACCGTGGCGAACCTCGTGCTAGACAAGCCGACTACGCTATGGTGGAAGTGATCCCCGTCAGCGATCCTAATAGCAGCACGATGGCACAAAGAGTTGTGCAGTATCAGACTGTTATGCAGATGGCGCAGGCCGCCCCACAAATCTATGACCTACCACAGCTTCATCGCCAGATGATCGAGGTCTTGGGTATCAAGAACGCCGACAAGCTCGTACCTACTGAGGACGACATAAAGCCGATAGATCCTGTTAGTGAGAACATGAACGCCCTAGTTGGTAAACCGATAAAGGCGTTTTTAACTCAAGACCATCAGGCACACATCGCTACTCACCAGTCGTTTATGCAAGACCCACAGGTAGCTGCGCTTATTGGGCAAAACCCGGCTGCGCAGCAGATCATGGCGTCATTACAAGCTCATTTAGCAGAGCACACTGCGTTCTTATATAGACAGCAGATGGAGCAAAAGCTAGGCGTAGCGCTACCTGCACCGAACGAAGAGCTTGCCCCAGAGGCAGAAGTCTTGCTCGCTCAAACTATGGCTCAAGCAGGTATGCAGCTCACGCAGCAGAAACAACAGCAAGCGGCCCAACAGCAGGCTCAGCAACAAGCCCAAGACCCAATTATCCAGATGCAGCAAGCTGAGCTACAGTTGAAGCAACAAGAGCAACAACGCAAGGCAGCTAAGGATCAGGCAGACGCTGCGGTTGACGTTGCTAAACTCCAGTTGGACGCACAAAAAGCGGAGCGTACCGCTGCTATCGAGGCAACTCGCATAGCCACCCAAAACGAACAAGCCCAAGCCAAGAATGATTTGGACGAAGCTAAAGCTATTTTGGACATGGCGAAAGCCAATAGAGAGGGGCAGATGCCCCAGTAAGGAGGTGATCCATTGTCTACTACCGTCTTTGACGTGCTGAACAAAAAATTAACGGAGCTTCAAGGCTCTAGCGAAGATTTCCTGAAAAGCGGCGGAGCTAAAGACTTTGCTGAATATCGGGAGGTATGTGGCGTGATTCGGGGTCTAAACGCCGCATTAAGAGAAGTAAGTGACCTTTCGCGTAACTATATGGAAGATGAAGATGACTGAAACTATAACGGTTAGCGGGGTGGGAGCGGAAGCTTCAGTATCCCCAGCAATGACTGCATTGGAAGAGAAAAGGCAAAAGAAAATAGCCGAAGACATCAAAACCCAAGAGGAGCTAGAAGCCTCGATTCCGAAACCGGTGGGGTACAGAGTGCTTATTGCCCTTCCTAACGTGGAGGAAACCTTTGGGGATAGTGGTCTTATTAAGGCCGACCAGACTCGGCGGGAAGAGTACATCCTGTCTACTGTTGGCTGTGTGTTAGATATGGGTGCAGAAGCCTATAGTGACAAAGAAAGATTTCCTACTGGGCCTTGGTGCGAAGTAGGTGATTACGTGATGTTCCGCGCCAATACTGGCACGCGCTTCAAAGTTGGGAAGCAGGAATATCGTTTAATGAATGACGACTCGATTGAAGCCGTCGTCGATGATCCGCGAGCAGTCTCGCGCGCATAAGGAATAGACCATGCCTAGACAACAAGTAGAGTTTGAATTTCCAGACCCCGATAAAGAAGATAATACCCAAGAAGTAGAAGTGGATATTGCCGAAGAAGACGCGCCTTTAGAAGTAGAGGGTGCCGTTGGTCGGGAAAATATGAAGTCCGCCAAAGATACTATACAGGCGGGGGAAGTAGAGATTGAGGTAGAAGACGATACCCCAGAAGCTGATCGTGGGCGAAAGGCGTCTCCACCGCCAGAAGAGGTTACTAACGAGGAGCTAGAGAACTACTCCGAAAAAGTTAAGAACCGTATTAAGCACTTTAGTAAGGGTTATCACGACGAGCGTAGAGCTAAAGAAGAGGCCCAACGCCAGCGAGAAGCCCTAGAAGAGTACGCCAAAAACCTTATAGCTGAGAACAATAAGCTAAAAGGTTCAGTAGACCAAAGCCACAACAGTCTAATCCAGTCTGCTAAAAAACAAGTAGAAGGCGAGCTTAGTATGGCTAAAGCTAAGTACCGCCAAGCGTACGAGTCTGGCGAGCCTGACGCTATAGTCGAAGCACAAACTGCGTTAAATACGGCACAAATCCGTATGGAGAAGGTAAATGGCCTAAAACCAAAGCTTGTAACAAAGGGGGAAACTTCTTTACAATCAACAACTACTCCTGTACAAACGCAGGTAGATGCACCCCAACCTCAAGTGCAGCGAGACGAAAAAGCAGATTCATGGCGCGATGATAACCCATGGTTCGGCTCAGACGACGAGATGACTGCCTTTGCATTAGGGTTGCATAACAAGTTAACGAAAGACGGGGTAGACCCCCAATCAGATACTTACTACGAGAAAATTAACTCTCGTATGCGCCAAGTATTTCCCGATCAGTTTGATGATGGGATTGAAGATGAACCAGCTAGTACTCAGAGAAAATCTAGCAATGTGGTTGCCCCCGCTACGCGGAGCACTGGACCTAAGAAAATTAGGTTAACTCAATCACAAATAGCTATTGCGAAAAAACTCGGAGTGCCACTGGAAACTTACGCCAAACAGGCTGCTGAACTAATGAGGAAAGGATAATGGCTCAAAATAGACTAGATAGAGACCTTGAAGCCCGTACTAAGACGGTTCGTAAAACGGCGTGGACGCGACCTACTGTGTTGCCTGATCCCACCCCCGAAGACGGATACACTTACCACTGGGTTCGCATCTCGACCAACGGTCAATCTGATGCCACTAATATTTCCTCGAAGATACGTGAAGGCTGGGAACCTGTACGTGCAGAAGATCACCCCGAGATATTTACTGATGCTGTGGCAGATACACGGTTTAAGGATAATGTCATCGTTGGCGGTTTGATGCTATGTAAGGCCCCAGTAGAGCTTGTCCAAGAGCGAAACGATTACTACCAGCACCAAGCTGAATCGCAAATTCACTCTGTGGACAATAACCTGATGCGCGAAAATGATCCTCGTATGCCCCTATTTCACGATAGGAAGACGAAGGTTACTTTCGGCAGCGGAAATTAAATTTTAGGAGTTATATACAATGGCTTATCCAACAGTCAGCGCTCCCTACGGCTTTAAGCCAATCAACCGTATCGACGGTATGCCTTACGCTGGTGCTACTCGCCTTATTCCTATTGCGGGTACATACAACGTGGCTATCTTCGCGGGTGACATGGTTCAAACTGTAGCGGCGGGCACATGTGAGAAGTTCACCGGTACCACTAGTGGTCTTACGGTGGGTGTTTGTGTTGGCGTTCAATACGTCAATTCTCTGGGTCAATTCACACCGGCTCAATACTACCCCGGCACTAGCGTTACTGACGCTTACGCTATCGTAGTAGACGATCCTATGGCGGCTTTTAAAGTTGCTGTAACAAGTGGTGGTGCAGTAACCGCAGAAGACCGTACTGTTGTCGGCGCTAACATGGCCGTAGTACAAGGTGCAGGCGATACTGCTACTGGAGATTCTGGACAATCAGTCCTCGCTGGCTCAGATGCTGTTACAGCAA